AGCACCAGCGGATTAGATGTCACAGGAAGAGTCAGTGCTACCGGCAATGTCACTGGTGGTAACTTGCTCACAGCTGGACTTATCACAGCTACTAGTACAATTACATCAGCAGCCAACATCACAGGTGGCAACATACTCACAGTGGGACAAGTCAGCGCCACTGGCAATGTCTCTGGTAACTTCTTTGTAGGAAACGGTGCGTTTTTAACTGGACTTTCGGCAGGCACCAGCAACGGCATCAGCAACGGAGCCACCAGTATTTCGATTCCTGTCAGCTCGGGCAACATTGCCATGAGCGTGGCCGGCCAGTCCAACACCGTGGTCATAAACCTGGGCAGTTTCACCATGTACGGTACATTTGCTGGACCTCGGACCCTGGAAGCCAACGTGTCCGTGGCCGATGCTGTAAATGCCGTGTTGTTTGGGCCTGTTGCACTTGGCAACAACTTCAATATCACAGTGCCGGATGCATCGACCCTGTATGTGTATTCGGGTGCATAGCGATGTTAACACAGCTAAATATAGCATAAAAGGATAGCAACATGTCATTGACACTAGACGGCACAACTGGCATATCAGCCACAGGCAACATCACTGGCAATAATGTCATTGCTTCGGGCACTCTAACCGCTGGTACATTCAGTCCCGTCAGCTTGAGTGCTTCAGGCAATGTCATAGGTGGCAACATCATCACAGCTGGCCTGATCTCGGCCACCTCAACAATAACATCCGCAGCCAATATCACAGGTGGCAACATATTGACAGCTGGCCTGATCTCGGCCACCTCAACAATAACATCAGCAGCCAATATCACAGGTGGCAATATAAGAACCGCCGGACTTGTCAGTGCCACTGGTTCTATTACCACAGCAGGAGACATCAGTATCACTGGCAACATTGTTGATAGTGCTGCATTGACAGTAATTACAAGCAGTAACGGCAACATCACACTAGCTCCAAACGGAACAGGTGTGGTGGTGGTCAACACTGACATTAGAAATGGCCAGGTCACCGGTACAGGCAACATTGGAGCCACGGGTGCAGTATTCAACACCATATTTGCCAAAGCAACGTCGGCCCAGTACGCAGACTTGGCCGAGATGTACGAAGCAGACAAACTATTGGATGCTGGTCAAGTTGTAGAATTTGGAGGCCCAAAAGAAATACAACAAACCACCACCAGTCACAGTACTCAAGTGGCCGGGATAGTTTCTTCGAATCCTTGTTACCTGATGAATTCTGCACTGCAAGCTGAGTTCAAAGCCCCAGTGGCATTGACTGGCCGTGTGCCGTGCTATGTAGTGGGCACAATCAGCAAAGGTGATAGGTTGGTTTCAAGTGATCAACGTGGTGTTGCCACGGCGTTAGACATGACCAAGTATGAACCTGGTTGTATCATTGGCAAAGCTCTGGAAGATTACGACAGCCAAGACATTGGACGAATAGAAGTAGCTGTAGGCAGGTTCTGATGCAGGCACGGTATCGTACCGACTACGCGGGCGAGTTTGTCATACTAGAAACACGCTGGACAGGTGGCCGCAAAACACAAACCCGTGAGTGGGTGTCAAATCCCATTGAGAACCATCACATATCAGGCCGCGCGGCCTGCATTGGGTCGGCATTTGATGCTGACAGATTCAACCATGTCCGACTACAACGACACCGCGGTGGCCTGCTGGGTTCAAAAAAACTACAGACCTATGGAGTTGGTGATATCGCCTCTACCATGCGCCTGGACTTTGCTGTGGAAACCCGTGTCTCTCAACTGGCCACGTTGAAAGAATCCGGCTACACAGAAAAAAACATTGTGTACACCACGGCACGACAGTGCTTGGCCCATCCTGGAGAGTTTTATCTGTTGCCGCACTCACCAGGACTCTTGGACATAGCCGTGTTGCCATATCTAGCGGCCTTTGATGGACATCAAGAAATATTCATGCTGGGCTACAACCGTGAAACCGCAGTGGAAAACGCCACGTGGTCGCAGCAGGTCAGGAACGTGGTTGATGCCTATCCGGGAGTAAAATTTTATTTTGTTGGTGAACCCAGCAACATGTATGAGGCCTGGTTGGAACCTGCCAACACACAGGCCATGACCTATAGAGAGTTCATCGGCTACTGCGACGTGTGAACTGTGCTTTCTATGGTCAGGATCTTGTGTTGCACCGCTTCAAAGTTCACAGTCGACCAAAGTCCCGGATGCATGGGTCTGGGCCAGGTTCCTGAATCGATCCAGGCATAGCCCAGGTGCTCGCTGTTGAGTTCGGGCTGGAACTCCTGATCGACCACACAAAAAAAGGTATGATATTCAAACCCTGCATCCACAGTGGTGAACTTTTCCAAGGGTATCATGCGCAGGTAATCGGGCACAAAGCCCATTTCTTCTCGGCATTCGCGGGTCATGGCATCCAATAAACTTTCTCCGGCTTCAACACGTCCACCCGGTAAGCCCCAGCTGCCAGGATGTTTGGGATCACTTCGCATGAGATACAGGTAGCGTTGAGTGTCAATGGCATAAAACCACACACCCACTGCGGCTACAGTACCAGTGTCCATGTGCCTCCTGCATAAAGTCCCTGGTATGATTTGACCCAGGCAGTGCCGGTCCAGCGATACTGGATTTCTGTGACCAGATTGGTCACGTATTGTGTGGTGTTGTCACTGCTGGTGCTATCAAAACTTATCTGCCATCTGGCGCCATCCCATTCCACTATGTCATTGGCTCGTGCCACCAAAGGTTGACCTCCTGTGCCAGACCAAGCTTCGGGATTGGTGGTTCCAGTGTTGGCGTAGCTTCCTGTGGACTGTGTGAACAGATATCGTTGACCTACGGCAGCTGCTGGCAGGCCAAATCCTGGTCCGCTGACCAAGGGATCAATCACCGCGGTTATGGGCGACAAGGTATTGGCTGGCACAGTTCCAGCGTTCACAGTGAACAGCAGGAATCTGTCATCGGTGGGATCAAAAGCCACAGTGCCGGTGACATCTGTGCCATCGGGTTGTTCCAGGGTCACATAGCTGATGCCCGGACGCAGGGTACCATACATGCCGACCACGCTTTGCCACAGCAGGTTGCTGGACGGTGAATCAGCCGGTGTCAGGCTGGTGTTGGGTTGATCTATGACCTGTTGCTGGCGCAAGGCCTGCAGTTTGTTGTCGATCAACAAGACCTGATAGGCATAGGGGGTGAATCGTTGCCGTGTGCCCAACAACAAATCGCTGTCGGTCAAGGAGTTGACCAAGTCGCCTTGTGCGTCATACACACTGGCTATGATGCGCTCGATCACACCCAGTTTCTTGACCTTGGCTGGTGGAGTGATCCACATGGGCAGGGTAAAAGTCAGCGTGGCCACGTCTATGGGATTGTCTGCGTTGACTGGTATGGTCCTGCTGCTCCAGCGACTGTCTTTGAGGTACAGCACAGTCAGGCTGGTCCAGTCTATGTAGTTGTCGGTGCTTTGTATTTCCAGTCCTGGGTTGAACAAGGTCAAGATCTGTTCCAGCAGTTGCATTTTTTGATTGGTGTTTGAAGTCCATATGTCCAGATTAATGGTCATTTCAAACGGCACCGGCATGGCACGCTCTATGGTAAATGCGTTGCCCTGGGTGGTCTCATAGGTGTCGGTGTCGGCATCATAGGTCCTTTGGCGCACCTGTATGTTGTTGACAAAATACGGCTCTTGCATCCTGGGACGATCATATTTCAAATCCGTGATGTAAAAGGTCATCATGGGCGTGGCAGGCATGTCATTGGCCGAGTTGTTTTGCAAGATGGTCTGAGCCTGGCGGCTGGCATCACCATAGCGCACAGGCACACGGATCAAGGTATCTGTGGCAGGATCAAAGCCCGGACCCTGGCCAGCCTGATTTGGTCCAAAGGCCACGTCAAAGTTTGAAAAGATCCTGGCAAACTGCAAGAGGAATCTGCGTATCTGACCATCATAAAAGAACTGTGCCATATCTATCTTCCTGGAGGTCTTGGATTAGGTGGTGTAATATTGCCACCTTGGTCACCGTTGTCGGGTTGTATTTCCAGGATCTTGCTGAGACTCTGGCGGCTGGGTATGTTGCCTATGTCCGTGGTAGGCACTGTGAAGGTGTTGTTCACAAAGCTGGCACGTTGTGTTAGGGCCTGTGTGGCATAATCCAAGTCTGTTCGCACATTGTCCGTGATGGCCAACCAGGCCCGGCCATTGTAACGGAACAAGCGATTGGGAAAGTAATCAAGTCGCAGACAATAGTCGCCGGCCACGGGTGTGGGCGGGAACTGCACACCCGGTGTCACCGGCAGGCCATTGGGTGCATGAGTACTGCCAGTGAGATAACCTTGGGCGTAGCCAAATCCATCAGGGGTGATACCTTCGCCACCTTGGGTGCCATCAACCGTGACATGGGTATCATCAGCGGTAAGTCCTGCGCTGGCTGGTTCTCCGTTGGGTCCTGTGGGCAAGATATAAAACTTCACATTGTCATAGCCACTGAGTGGCACATCTTCTTGGGCCTGTGCCAGCAAGGCATCATTGATGGCCAAATCTCGGGGCCGGGTGCTTTGTTTGTCGCCCACGGTTGCAGGATTTGTTATCAAGGTCCAGTAGGCAGTGTTGGTAATAGCTGTGCCCGGTGGAACATTCTGAGCAGCCTGGTAGTAGACATCACCGTTGTTGACAGTTTCGCCTGCGGGATAAAAGTTGCCCGGATCCCAGATGTTTTCTGGCATGAATGGTTCGTCGATGATCTGGCTGTATTCTTGTGCGTTGACCATGGGTGTGGCCTTGATGCGCCACAGGTGTGGTTGCCAGGTCTGGCTGAAACCTTCTGAAGCAAAGTTGCCATCCTGGATCACATAGTATCTGGGCAGGCTTTTGACCAGCGTGGTGTCCAGGGGATGATAATCTCTGAGGTTGGGTATTTCTATCACATCACCACTCATCAGCTTGCGACCCAGCGTGTCTATCATGTTGTTGTAGTGGAAGGTGATAAACAAGGTATCACCGTTGAGAAACAGGCCAAACTGTGTGAGATCAAAATCTATGTCTTGAGTACGATACACACCACGCATGACAAACACATCGGGCGCATACACTCGATCACGGTTTTCCAGCAACAGCAAATCTTCTATAAAAAGTGGATTGGTGGTGTTGTAGTTGGGTATGGTGGCATCGTTGTTGCCATTGTCAGTGCCCGCGCCCACTGGACCGAGGTATTTGTGTATCAGAATGTCAATGCCGCCCACAGTGAACATTTCCTTGATGTTGCGGTCAAGGTACTGGTAGTCGTAGGTTCTGTTGGGTCTGTAAAGGCTGAGCCGCGGCATAGTCATGTATTTATGGGCCAACTTGTCCAGTGAGTTCAAAGCCCAGATAACTACATGCATGGATGAACTGTATCAGCGCCTGGACCGTGCAGAACGACAAATACCCCAGATAGCCAACAAGGTAGCCCGCAGAGATCTGCTGAAAATGGTCCGCACTGTTGATCAAGCCATGCTGGCCGCAGATCAGGCCAGCGTGGAATGCCGTAGATTGCGTCGTGAAACCCTGCGCTATCAGGAACTGGTGCAACAAGCCCAAGAACTGGTCGCCAATCTCGAGCAACACCTGACATTTGCGGCATTATTAAACGGTTGACCAAAAAAGAGCCCGATGCTATAATAGTATTTTACACTCAGGAGATGCCATGAACGCACGAGCCACAACCGTGATCAAGCCCTTGAATCCCAAAGGCGCAGAAACCAAATATATAGGGCACGAGCCTGACTGGAAATTCCAGCCCACAGAAGAAAATCGCATCAGTTCATTCAGCAAGGCCTTTGCCTGGTACAACTATCACTATGGCAAACGAGATGCCAAGGACATGCTGTGTCAGTATCTGGACGTAAATCATCGAAGCAAAGATGCCAAAACCATGCGTGGCATTCCAGACAGTCAAATCCGACTTACACCGGCCTGGGTGTGCAGAATGACCCTGATGGGTCTGCAACTCAACGAGCATGAACAGTGCATCATTGATGAACAGATCGCCAGCATGCTGAAAGTAAAACAAGAAGCTCGCCGTGACAAAGACGAAATGGCTGCCGAAAGTGCAGTGGCCAAGCTGACCATACAAGATCACCTGCGTGAAAAAGTTTCAGAGTGTGCGGGTGAACTAGAAGGCATGTTTGACGATTTTATTGCCGCAGGTGCCAAGATGACTGCAGATTGGAAACCCATCGCACAGATACGTGGCATGAACATCAGCCCCAACCTGGCGGGCACAATAGCTGATATCTGGAAAACAAAACTAGCTGAGTTTGAAGAAGTCGTAGAAGGTACCGATGCGGACCTAGCCGAAGGCTATGCACATCTCTCAAAGAATCAAATCAAGCAGTGCATCAAGTTCATTGAGCAGGTCATA